GCAGTGGTGTGGACGAAAGCCGCCCGCTCCTCCTGGGTCATCTCAGCGCCCATCAGGTCCTTGAAGAAGGCGGAGCGATACTCGGGAGAGCTGGCATCATAGGTGCGCTCCTCACCCTGGTTGCCGGGCATGTCAAGAACGACACCGGCGCCGCCGGCAACAGCCTTGCGCAGTTCACTGCGCTTTTCAGCCTTGCGCAGCTCGTCCTTTCTGGCGTTCAGCTTGCGGACCTCTTCGGTCAGTGCGTCAATGTCGGCACCCTCCGCATCCATCTCGGTGGCGATCTGGGCCATACGGGCCTCAATGTCAGCCATGGTCATGTTTTCGATATTCATTTTGCTACCTCCATCATAAGTTTGAGTTTTTTCTTCTTTTCCCGGCAAATCCGCTCCGATTCAAACTCAGAGATCACTCCATCACTGAATTTCCGGGCGCTGATGCTGGTCATATCGTTGGCAGGAATGCTTACGGCAGACACATCATACAGCTTGCTGATCTTTGTGATCGTGCGGGTGTAAGTCACTGTACCAGCGTTTACGTCCTCGATGTATTCGCGTTTATCCTCCGCGACTACAAAGCCAAAGGACATCCTGTCGGTATATCCACCGGCAATCTCCTGGTGCAGCTTCTTACCTTCATCCGTGCCGGACAAATCGGCTCGGACCAATAGCCCCTTGCTGTCAATCGTCAGCTCCAGGGTCTTATTGCGTGTTCTGGCGAATACTCGCCCCTCGTGGTCATACTGGAAGATGACATCGCTCATATCGCACTCATCAAATGCGTGAGGATCCACCCGTTCGAGGAACTTGTAATTCTTGCTTTCATGCAGAACATACGGCTCGCCAAATGTGGTCGCATATCCTTCCACAATCAGCTTGCTGTCGTCCTGCGCGGCCCGGACCGCCATGGTCATAGAACGATACTCACGGCCATTGTCCAGCTTCTTTTGCATCTTCTCGGTCACTTAGTATCACCTTCACCTTTCTTCCCCCCGAGCAAGTAATACTCGCCGCGGATTGTATAGGCCTTCCCCTCACCGTTTGGCAGGGGCGGCAAATTCCAAATTTCTCTGATCTCGTCCCGATTCATAATGCCGCGGTCAGCCATGTCTCTGGACACATTCAGCTTGTCCGCATTGCTCATGTACTGGAGCCGGCTTGCGGTGGCCATGATGGACGCTGCGCCATTCCCCGGGTTGTTCGCCTGGATCATATTCGTTGCCACATCAGAGAACTGGATTGCAAACGGCTCAACACCGCCCTCATAAAAAGCGGACCACGCATCACCAAACGCCTTGTTCTGCAGAACATCGTCATTCGTCCCCGTGTAGGTGTAGACGCTTTCCTTTATGGATCGCATCTGCTCCGCATCCACAACATACGGCGTCCCGCTGATTTGTTTGACGTCGGTGTATGTATTCGGAAACAGCAGGAGGCCGCCACCCTCACCCGAGAGGTTTTCATCACTGAATCGCTTGCGTTCCTTTGCCAAATCCTCTGGTTTGCTGAAGTTTTTGATCTGCGCCATGAACCGATATGTCGCGGATGACTTCACCGCCTCTCGGATTCCCTGATTTTGAATATTGATGAGATCCAAAGTCGGGTACAGTGCTTTATTGCTCTCCCCGAAAAAGTCATCCTGGTATTGGAATTTGGTCATCAGGCCGCAGCGCCTCAGCTCCATGGCGGCCTTCCCTCCGCTTTTGAGCATGTATCGCAACCACGGCTCTCCCGAATACTGTACGAGTTCGCATCGGTCCGGAAGCAGCGGGAACATGCCTGTCATCTCTTCATTCTCATTCAGCACCGGCACGATAAACGCATTGTTTTGCACGTCCAGAATGGTGGACAACCGGTAAAGGAACTGCCCCCAGGTTTGGAATCTGTTGGGCGCTTTTTCAAATTCCTTCAGCATCTTGAGATGTTTACTCCCTTGAACCGTAACGCGCAGCTTGCTTATGTGCGTAGCTCTGGCATGGATGCACGCGCGGATCAGTTCGCTCTCATAGATGCTGCCGCTGAAAGTTGTAAATACTGGCGTGTACGCAGTCAGCGTCTTGAAAAAACCTTGCGGCGATCCGGTTGGCTCCGGCTTCTTGAAGATGTAATCGAAAAGAGATCTTCTTTCCACTTTTTCACTCCTCGTTCTTTAGTTGTTCCCCAATATCGACATACCACTTTTGGCGAACGGTCATGGCATCCAGCAGTGCCGCCGTGCCGTCAATGCGTGTGCGTGTCCCGATTTTAACGAGCTTCACCTTCTGCGATTCAACATCATTCTTCAGTGCCGAGTTGAGCAGGTGTGCTTTCAGCAGGTTGTTGTTCCCGATCCTGATGTTCCCGTCCTTGATCTGCCCCTCAAATTCCCGTATCACCGGAGTGAGGTTGTATCCCTGGTACACATCATCCATGTGGAAGCCATATTGCTTCATGTCCTCCACGAGGTATTGTGAGCTGTAGCGGTCATATCCGACCTGTAGCGGATATATCTGGTACTCCTCGATCAAGCGGCGAAACCAAACAAAGCAATCAGAATAGTCCACAAAATTTGTTCCTGACAAAGTGAGAACGCCTTGCTGTCGGAAGATTTCGTATGGAACACCGTCTGTCGCCGTTGCTTCCTCGATTTTGTTGGCCGGCATAAAGAAATGGCTGAACACATAGAGCTGGCCTTTCTTCTCAATGACCGCGCAACAGCTTGTGAGGTCTGTTGTCTGCGACAGGTCTATACCGCCAACGCAATAGCTGTTTCGGAAGTCCTCAAGACTCAGGTCTTCCCCTCCGGCGTTATCCACGGTCTTATAGTCAAGCCACGCCTGAGAGCTGTTCTGTTTGATGTTGCAATACTTTGTGAGGAACTCCGCCTTTTTTGACAGGCTGCCCTCAGCAATGGCTATCTCCTCCAGCAGATAATCCACCGAAACGGATACGCCCAAATTCGGATTGCTCTTCCTCAGCTCGTTGATGTCGTTCCATTTCTCTACATCGTCGATCATGTACAGGAACGGGGCAAGCCGTTTCTCTTTCGAGCCACCCAAGAGGAATGATGTGCTTCGCTTGATCAGCTCATCATATATGCCGTCGTTTATGTACCCGGCTGTACTGATGGACAGCACCAACGGCTGCCTGCGTGCGCCCAGGGCGGACTTCATGACCTCATACTGCTTTAGGCCCGCGTCTCCCTGCCACGATGCAATCTCATCGCAAATCACCAGTTGCGGGTTAAAACCGTCAGACTTCTTCGCATTAAAGGCAATTGGCTTTACACTTGCATTGAGCTCCGCCACATAGATATCAGACCGCCGCTTCTTGGCCAGCTCGTCCAACTCCGGTTCTTTGCGCAGCATCTGGTAAAAGCCATCATAGACAATATTGGCCTGCTCCAGCTTTGGTGCCAGACAGTATATCTTCGCGCCATATTCGCCATCCAGATACGTCATATACGCAATGATGGCCGCCGCAAACAGGGTCTTTCCCTGCTTTCTGGAGACGATGATGACCGCCTCCCGGAACTGCCGGTTGCCATTGTGGTCCAGTATGCCGAAGAGGACTGAAACAATGGCCTTCTGCCACAGCTCCAGCTTTAGCAGATCGTCCCGTCCTTCACTGTGATGACAGAAGTTTTCTATGAACTTTATGGCCTTGTTGGCCTTTTTCTGGTCAAATACAAAGAGGCCTTGTTCCAGGCCCTTGATGATGTACTCGTACCACAGTCGGATCCAGCGCCCTACGACAATGGAGCCGTCTTGAATCCCCTGGTAGTATGCGAGGATGTAATTATTCATCCCTCAGTTTCCCCAGCTTGCTCTTGCTGTCCGGTTTCTCCTTCCCCAGGGTCTCGATAATGGTCAGCATGATTTGAGCCGTCCGATTTGCGCTGTCTGCGTGCTTCGGAAGCTCCTTGACCAGCGGATGTGCGTATATATTTTCCCGTCCTTTGACGTATTCTTTCGTGGCCATCAGGGTATCTTCCTCATCAAGCACCCGCTTTATGTTGTCAATTACCCGCTGTTGTAGCGCATATTGGTTTGCCGCCGCTTGAAACATGGCATTCTTTTCTACGCTGTACTTTTTTGCCATTTTTGTTAGCTGCTGCAGGACATCCGCGGCTTCGCCGCTGTTCTTTTTGCGAGCCACTTCTGCCACCTCCGCTTTCCAAAAAAATTCCTGCACGCCTGCGGAGGAAAATGTAACTCCACCCGCCGGTCCCTTAGGCCCCCCTCCCCTTTTTTTTGATAGGGGGGTATAGCAACAGAGCGATCACCTCGGCGCATGGGTTTGTCTGCCGATATGATCACTCCGTCATTTCGATAATATTTCCTCGTTCATCAAAGCTGTACCGCACCGCCCCTTCGGCCTTGTGCTCCTTTGCGTGGCAGTCCTGGCAGACCAGCTTCAGATTGCTCCAGGCCAGCGTAATGCTTGGATCGTTGATGTTCGCCGGCGTAATGTGTTCCCTGTGGTGTACTATCTTGCCCGGGGTATACATGCCTCTCTTCAGGCAGTCTTCACACAGCCGCCCCACAGAGCTGGCGTATGCATCCCGGCACATGATCCATGCCCTGGATTTATAAAACGCTCTCGCAAAGTCTCTTGCCATGTAAGACACATCCTATGGTGCCGCATGGATGGTGCGACCACCCGGCCCTGATCGTGGGCTGCATCGAGCTGCGGCATAAGAATCCCGGCTCACCAGAATTGCACTGGAGCTCCCTCGCGGGAGAGACCCTTACCGGGCTGTGATCTTATAGGCGAAAGGACATGGCCCTAATTCTATTTTGACACATATTCTCGGGTGCGTGCCCCCAAACGGGGCTCACTCTCATTTTTCTCCCCAAGGCAAAGGCTGTCCATGGTCACACCAAAGAAGTCCGCCAGTATTGCGGCGGCCTCAATATTCGGGACCCGCTCCCCACGCTCATATCGTGCTATTGAGTTTTTGGACAGGCCACACAGTTCAGAAAGCACCCTGCGGCTGATCCTGCGCCGCTCTCTTAACTTCTGCAGCCGCTCAGGGAAGCGCTCTGTCATGATTTCTTCCCCCTGTACCTCTATCGAGGTACACTCCCCTCTTGGTGCCCGTGTTTCCTCCCAATCCCTAATAAACGGCATGTACATCAGTACCGTCTCCTCCTCGTCAAGCGCCCCTTCCACATCGGCGCATAGGCCAGACGCGGAGAAACAAACCGCAGACGATCAAAAGCACGTGCAAGCCCTCTGTGTATTGTTCGCGATATGGTAGACCTGTTCACACCGTATTCTTCTGCAATGTGTGACACAGGCACATTATCAGCGAAGTATCGCAAAATGTATTTCTTCTGCGTATCGGTGCAGCACTCGTTCAGTATGATTGGAAGCATTCTGCGAACCCGCTCAAGCTCTACCGTGTTGGATCCGCCTTCGCTCGCCAGCCACCTCTCGAAAGCAGCCCGGATCAGCTCGTATTCTTCGAGGGCCATTATGGTGCCTCCTCCGCAGTCTGTTGAAGCCACCGCAGGATGCAGGCTTTGTGCCGTTCCTCATTGCACTCTATCTCACCGTATTCATTAGTGCACCCGCTTTTCCCATCGCACCAATGACGGGCAATGTCGCCTCCATCCTGCTCCATTGTCAGGCGGTACAACAGATACAGTCCGGCCATCAGCTCCTCATCACTCATCGCCCGGATGCGGTCGGCGTTGGTGACCATTTTCGTGACCTCACGAAATTGATTCTGCTGGATAGTCACGCCGTTGGCGATGAGGTGGTCGGCAATATCGGTGTCGAAGCATTCCTCGCAGGAGGTGCAATGGTGGATGAGCTCCACCAGCTTTTCCTTGATGTCAGGCATTGTCTTTTCAACCGGGTCATTTTCGACCCCTTTAGGATTTCTTGCGCACGCAGCACACTTCATCAGGTCTGTTCCGTAGCAGTCTGTGCAGGACTTCTCAGGCATTGTCTTCCCCTCCGTTCGCTTCCTTCCAAACTTGATACAGGGCATAGGCGATGGGATTATGAATCCAGTCAAGTCCCTTTGCCCTTTCGTATTCCCGCTCCAACAGCCTAATCGCCGTTTTGATCGTCATGCCGCGCTTTCTCCTGTTTGCGGCGTTTCTCATGCGAATTTCGTCCTCTGTCAGCAACTCCGCCAGCACTTCTTCGTCATCCATTGCCTGCTCCTCCCTCCAGCATCAGCTGATTATTGCGGTATGCCTGGAAAAGCGTCTGTCCGGAGCCGTTGACCATATAGGGCAGGAAGATTTCGTCCATCTGGACCATCTCGCTCTCCAAGATGGCCATTTGAGCCTCCACCCAATCCTTGACGATGCGCCACGCCACGCGCTCGGCCTGTTCCCGGTCACACTTGACGCGCTGCCGTGTGAGAACGGCGTGAACGGCATCCACGTTAGCCGGCAGCCGAATACCCCTCGGGCCGGTCGGAGTTTCCACAAGGAAGGACAAGGCGGAAATATGCCCATCGTCGTCATAGTCCTGCATGATCTTCTTTGTTCCGTGCTTCACGAGCTGGCCTTGAATGGCCCCCAGCGTGGTAAATACATCGACCTTTGTTGTGTAGTTAAGTAATGGCATTGTTCTGTCCTCCCTCCAGCAGTTCGGGGTTGTCGTGGATGTTGCCGATCTTGGGCATATCTTCCAACGGATATTCGTTTAGGAAGTTCCACCCCTCGAATTTCTCCTTAACGATTTTCCGGCCTATCTTGCGTTCGTGTTCGCCGTATGTATGCAGCATAATTTGGCTCCACTCATCGCTCCACTCTACTACCTGAATTTCGTCGTCAAAATATTGGAGTATGTCGCCCTCGAAGATTTTTTCGCCATTCTTATCGGTCTGGCCGATGTACTGGCCTATGGTGGAATATTGACACCTATATGCCTTGTTGCCTTTTTCGTCGCTTATGATTGCGCCCTGACCGTCTCGCATATAGCCCAAATCAATATATCCGTATATCCACTTAGGCTTTTCCAATATTTCCCCAGTGATAACATCTTTGCAGCAAGGCTCTGTTTTTGCTCGGAACAGAATTTCACGCATGGTCAACACTTACCTCTCCTTCTCTTTGATTACGACGACCTCGGTGTCGGGTGGGACTTCGTTCAGCAGTTCACAATAGACTGGCAGCAGGATCACGCCCGTTTTTGCCATTTCGGCGATGGCGTCGTGCAGTTGTTTCTGTTCCTCCTGTTTCATCATGACCGTGCATTTGATGATGACCATGTTATCCTCCAATCCTCATCTGTTCTGGGGCGTCTTCCTGCACGTCTACGACGCGCACATCGCCGTATTTCTCCAGATCCATGGCAATGGCTTCCTTGATGCCGGGCACCATCCCCACCGGCGCATTGACTTCTAAAATGATCTTAAGCACCACTCACACCCCACATTCAGAACGGCAGTTCGCCATCTTCGTCGGAAAGCTCACGGAACTGGTCCGGGGCACCGTATGTAGAATAGGCGCCTAAGCCGTCGCCATATCCGCCGGAGGCATTTTCGGTCTCCCGCTTGGAGTCACCGAAATAGATGCTGTCAACAATAACCTCCGTGCTGCGCCGTTTATTCCCATCCTTATCCGTCCAGTCTCTGGTTTGCAGGCGACCCTCGACTACGGCCATCCGCCCCTTGGTGAAATAACGACTGATAAATTCTGCACTCTGGCGCCACGCCACGCAGCTGATAAAGTCCGTGGCGCGTTCCCCGGTGCTCTTGTCCTTAAAGTCCCGGTCAACCGCCAGCGAGAACAACACCACCGGTGTCCCGGTCTGAGTTCGCTTCAGCTCCGGATCTTTGGTTAAGCGCCCCATAAGGAATATCTTGTTTAACATGACCTTGCCCCTCTCAAATTTCCGTGATGGTCAGCCCTAACCGTTCTGCCATCATCTTCTTTTTCATCAGATACACCCTTGTCCGGGTCGGATTGCTTTTCACGTCCTCTACCACATACTCCCAGGCGCTCCCGCTCCGGCGATAATATGTAAAGTCGGCCAGATACCTAATGGCACGGACCCGCTCCCCGCTCGGTGTGGTGTATGCGGCCTGCAGGGTGAACTCCACCTGAAGCCGCAGGTCTTTGATCTCACCGGCCTGCTGCATGGTCACCAGCTCATCGAAGCGCTGGGCCTCCTTCTTACTGTCAAACCGCAGGGCGTCCCGCCCAGTCTTCACGTTTCCGTACTTCGACCGGACGGGTTGTTCCGCCGCCGCTTGCTTTTTTTGCATCCGTTCGGCCAACTGCTTCATAGCCTGCTGCTGGTACTTGGGCGGAAGGTCGGAAAGGTTAATCCCGGCCATCCCAGCCTCTCCCAACATCAATCCCGGCTTCTTCGCATCTCCGCACAGCACGCTGCAGTTCCTCGATGTAGAAGCCTGCCCGCATCCGGTCGCCATTGTAGTCTTTATCCCGACAGAAGCGACAATGCAGGCCGCAGTCGTTCAAGGACGGTGGAATGCGTTTATATACCAGTTCGTCCAAAATGACGGCCATCGTTTTGCCGTTTCGCCGCCCACCGGCAAAGACTTCTTTGTTTTTTCTCAGTACATAGGCCTCTACGACCGGATAGGGTTTAATGTCCAGCGCCTTGCAAATGCGGCGAAGGCGCCACCGTGCCCATAGGCGTCTGATTGCTCTTCTCACTTCAGCACCTCCAGCGTGGAGTTCAGCAGAGTGATCAAGGCGTTCTTCAGCTTGCCGGCGCCCTCCGTGTCGCCCGCTTCCTCCATCTTGCTGATGCACTCCGCCATCTTGTTGATGGACCCCT